AACCGACTCCATAGGAATAATCTGCAAGCACTTTACGATATCCTGCACCACCTTCTTGTACATCATCATAGATGCATTGGTGATGTCGTGGATGGCGTTGTTCCCCTGAGTGATAGCGTTCTGCTGAACACCGACGAGCATGTCTCCTTTAGGCGTCGTGCCGTCCATAGACTCATTGATACCCGATGTGTCTCTGATCAACTGCAGGTAGTGGTTGTACAAAGCAACAAGCTCCTGTATGTTTCTGATGGCATTGCCAATCTCCCTGACGGGCGGGTTTTGGAACCCACCCTCGGGGTTCTTGCTTCTGTAGTAGAATACACCCGTCTGCTCGTAGATGTCGTGGATCTCAAGCGGCTCAAGCTCACCACCCTTACCGAGCTGAACATTCTCCAATCCCTCGATGTCGATGATCAAACCATCAGGCTTAGCCTTGGCAATGGCTTGCTGGATCTTGAGGTGGGTGAGCTGAAGCATATCAGCGAAACCCGTGCAGCTGTCCACCATGGACTTGGGGATCATGCGGAGCATGTTCGTAGCTACAGGGGCGTAGGAGAGATTGGCTCGGCTAATGTCGTGAACATTCTTAGGAATGTTGTTGACCTTACCGTATCCAAACAAAGTCTCAGTACCCACGATGAACGAGCCACCGTAAACGCACTGCATCTCCATCTTGTGAGGAGTTCTCTCAAAGACAGAGCCTGCTCTCTCCTTATACGAGTCACCCTTGAAGTAGAACCCCTTGTTACCGAATCGGTTTTCTTTCTCCTCGAAGTAGATACAATCGACACCGATGAACTCGAAGTCCATCACCTCCACCATGTACTCGTCGTACCCGTAGATGGTACGCATGTATCTGTCGTCGTAGTGAGACGAGTTGAATCTTGAGGCGTCGTTCGAGTACTTGTCCTTCACCTTGTTAGCGATGGCCTTGTAGTCCTCCTCGGACAGCTCATCACCAGCCAAACGCTTCAGCTCCTGGATGGGGATGCGCTTGATGTGCCCAGCGTAAACCATGTCCCCGAAGTTGGGATCTTCGGTGTAGCTATGCACGAAGGTAGAGGGGTCAACGTACTCAACGTCAATACCTTTGTTCGGATCGTTCTGTCTTTTGACCACAGCCATACCCAGTGACACGAGGTCGAGTACAGCCCTGCGGAATGTGGTGTCATTGAACGAAGTCCAGTCAAGAGTCAAAGCCGTGGCTACCTGTGCGGCAACCTCGGCGTCTGTCTTGATGTTTGTGTCCATGAACATCTCGGCCTCTTCGAGAGACTCGGGGATCTCGTCTGGATCAATGTCGAGGACTACACCCGTCTGCTCCTTCAGCGCGGCCAGCTCCTGACGAGCTTCGACCTGCATGCGAATCCTATCTTTCTTCTTGTTCTTTTCAGACGAAGAGATGGGGTCAATAGACTCCAGGTTTGGATAGGGGTCCCGAGAGAGAATCTTGTTAGCGACAATCTTGACAAACTTCGGGAGGATGGGTACAGGAGTGTAGTCCAAGTTGAGCAAGCTACCATCCCCATCCATGGGGTTGAGCGAGCTCAAAAGTTTTTTGTAGATTGTTGTATCTTGTGTGCCGTTGGCGTAGTCTCTGTTGCGACTGAAGATCTTGTTTCTTCTTCCATACAGTGAGTGAGTATCACTAGACTGACCCCACTGAGAGTAGATGGCCTTGGCATATTGAAGGCCATAGGACTTTTCTTTTTTAGCCTCAGCTCCCGCTAGAGGATCTGGAAAACCCTTCTTCTTATTGTTGTCGCTATACATTGGCACAAATATAACAAATCAGCCCATTGTCTTGTAGCGCCTGAAAAACTTGCGCTCCGTAAAGTCCGTCTTCTCAATGGGTTTCGATTTCTGAGCAGCAAGCAAAGCTAAGCCAGAACTTATTGTCAAGTCAAACTTGGTTCTGTCTGTGATCTTAAAGCCAATCCAGTCCTCCAAAGTCCTGTTGAAATACATCTTACCGTACTCACCTGTATCGTTGTTCATGCCCACGTGATCATGGATGAACTGCTCAATAGCCTGAGCGTGAGACTGGATGACGTCCTGAGAGTTAGACGGGATACCCTTCGTCTTGACGTTAACCTTCGCGGAGGTAGACATCAGGTGACGAGGTCTGTCCATTAGGTAGCCATCGTAACCTCTTGATTCAAAGTATCTTACAATACCGTACTTATTGTTCTCCACGAGGAGCGGATACCCGTAGAAGAACGCGGCCATGAGTACATCTTCGTAGAAGATCTTTGCTAGATCTGGACGAGAGGCGTACTCCACAACGAACATGTTCGAGGGGTTCTCGATATGAAACTTGTTGTATAGGTGCAGGGCTCCCTTCGAGCCCCTGCCGTCGACAGTGGCGTCAAGGTCATACGAGTCAACGCCCCCGCAGCCCCTGTCAGCAAACGGGGCCACGAGCTTACCGCCATCGAGCTTCTTTACATTGCGCTGCTCCTGAGGTGGCATCCATGAGACACGGAACCTTCCGTTGACATCGGGGGAGAACACTACCTCCTTGTCTTTCTCCTTCCAAATAAAGTTGCCCTTCACCACTGGGTTAGGGAAGAGGTCGTCATTGTACTCTACCTGCTGGTAGATCTTTCCGATGTTGAAGATGCTCCCGTCGATGCTATCTCGGAAAGCTTCATCTGTGGTAAACGGGAACTGTCGAGTTATCTCGTTAAGTTCCGAGGGGTCTCCTTTGAGACTATCCCTCTCGTTTTTGAGGTACGTCTTAGACCCAATAGTAATGCTATCCCCGTCAAGCCCATCCACAGGGCTATCAGGATCAAATACGATCGGCCTTCCATGTACATCAAAAAATCCTTCAAGTGATTCATGGGCAGGAATAAATAGACGATAGAGACCTGAGATGGTTCTACCGTTTGCGTTTCTTTCTGTTGGGTTGGAGTCGGCCCAGAGGTCTTTGTACTCTTTGCCGCCCTTGTCCATTGGGTTTACAGTAGAACCCACCAAAGCCTTTCCCACAATCTTCCTACCCACAATAAGACACGTGCGCTGAATCCTCCAAGCGTCACGAATGTCCGTAGGCTTCTCCCACTTACCTGCCTCATCGAGGTACAAGATATGTAACTTCTCCCCGTCGTATGCGTTATTGGTAGTGTTCTTCCAGTTGATTACCGTATTAAGAGCCTCGCCCGTCTGCGAACTCTTATTCTTCTTCGTGATTCTCTTAGAGGGCTCGCGAAAAGCCAGCTCCATGCGCGGATTGGTCGTTCCATCCTGAATAGGT